AACTCCGCATCCTGCTGAGTGAACTGCGAGTTGGCGAACGACGAGCCGAGAATGCGCCGTTTAGCCAGGTTGTCCTGAAGGTTAGACCGCGAGGCATTCTGCTGGTTGGTAAGGTCGGCCAGTCCGGCCTGGCGGAACTGCGAGAAGCCCGGCGCTACGGTCTGGCCAAGAGCACCGAATGCGCTGGCTTCCTTGCCGAAAGTGCTTTGCAGGTTGCCAACAAGGTTGCTTAGACCGCGGCTTTGCGAGAGGTTGTAGGCACCGCCAGAGTAGCTTCAGCTAATGCCGGGACTGGTGAAGCCGGATGGCGAAAAACTCGTCGGGTTCGATATTTTCGGGGCGTCGCCGAAAAATGTGCCCAAGTTTGACATTTACGGCACCCGTGTCTCGAACAGCGCGCATTGCTTGCCGGGAATGGCAGTATACGACGTGCCTATGCGCCGCACCGTGCCGTGGATTTGGCACACCTCATAGAGGCGCTTGTGTTCCGGCAGCGCATAGAATTGCAAAGCAAACTCCTTGCGCACCCCATTGAGGAAGCCGACCATGCACTCCAGGATGTTGCGCTTGGTCGCCCACGGCAGCCACACGGCGCCGGTGACGATCAGAAACGGTCCATTCGGCGCCCAGGCCGCAAACACAACCCCGACCGGGATGAAGCCCTTGCGGGTATTGGCGAACAGCGTCCACACCGCATGGAAGCGAGCCAGGACGATAGCCTCAAACTGCTGCTTGAACTGGTCGGGCGGCAGGTCTGGCACCATGTCGGGGAACGCGCCCTGCTTGTACGCGGCCCATAGATATTTGATGTCCGCATCCTCGATGGGGCGATAGTCCGTGGCGCGACGGAGCGTCTGTGACAGCCTCCACTTACGAGCTCGCGGCGCGGAAGCGGATTCCGATTTCGTTGATGGAGACAGCATTATTGCCGATGACCTCGGTCAACACCTGAAACTCGTTCGCATGACCGGGAATGGTGAACTTGTTGCGCGTCATCCTGCCGGAGAACGTACCCCAATATGAACCCCCTCCCCAGTACGATGACCCGCTCCAATAGCTTCCGGTCGGCGAGGTCGCGAGCGTCGTGGACAACGAATTGTTGAAGATGTTTTCGCCCTGATACTGGAATGTCAGCGTGACCGCGGCGGCAAGGTTCTGTTTGTATTTGATGTAGCCTTCGACATCGTATGCCTTGGCGTCGAGCCGCGCCGAAACCAGCTTCGACAGGAACTGGAGGTCGATCGGATAGGCGCCGCCGTCGCCGTTCGCCCCGGTGCCTTCCATGCGATAGATGTTGCCGGACGAATCGCCCATGAACACGTATTCGAGCCCGTCCGCAGGATCGAGCATCGACATAACCATGGTCGGCTGGAAGGCCATCGGATGACTGGTGCGCCAGCGCATCCACGGGCTGATCTGCTGGCCGTCGCGAATCGCAGCATCGAGCACCCAGCATTCCGACTGGCCGGTCGGGAACGCATACGCCTTGCGCATGCGGCTGTTGAAAACAATGGTCCAGCCGTTGAACGCCGCCACCTGGTCGGAGACGATCTCAGTCAGGTCCGCGGCGGTGGAATTGCCGAACGTATTGGTATCGCGCACGCTCTCGATGCGGCCGGGACGGCCATAGATGAAGTCGTTGCCGATTTCCTCGACCGATTCGAGCCCTGACGCGCTGGAGTTGGCGTAGAACGTGCCAAAGGCAAAGTCCTTGGCATCACTGCCGGTGAGATTGAAAATCTCGCCCTTCTCGGTCGACACCATGGTGCCGAGATAGGTGGTCAGGTAGCCGTTGATCGGCTTGAGGTCCGGCGCCAGTAGGAAAAACGGATCGGCGGCACCGAGCGCGGACGATGGCCGGTTGTTGACGGTGATCTGGTTAAAGTTCGAGCGCTCGCAGCCGACCACCATGTGCGGGGTGGCAACACCGGCCTTGACGTTGGCGAAGATTGCGCGCTCGGCCTGGATCGAGCAGTATTTGGCGAAGAAGTTGCCGAACGGGGCTGCAGTCTCGTCGGTAAACACCGGATGGCTGAATGTCGTCCCGTCCCACTGGTAGATCGTATCGGTGAGCGTCAGGTCGGTGATCAGCACCAGGTCGGTCAGGTTCCAGACGTGAGTGCGCCACTTGCCGCGCAGCTTGCACCCCGAGCTGCAGGTGCCGACATTGGTGAAAGTCGCCGGCGGCGTCCACTTGTAGACCGTATTCCCGGCCTGGAACAGCGTCGTGACCGTGCCATCGGTCTTGAGCAGGCTGGCGCCGCCGCGGATCGAGGCCGCATTGGGCACGGTGCCGATGAGGTCGAACGGCGCCCGGTTCTTGAGATTGCGGTCCTGAACGTCGATGGTGAAGTTGAAGCCGCCCGCGGCCTCGCGCCCGTCGATTTCGTCCGGCGATGCTCTGGTGTGCAACCCACCGCCAAACTTGAAGACTACGTTGTTTTCCTCGGGACCGATCTTCTGAACCATCAGCCCCTCGGGGAGTAGTCGGTGCGCTGCTTCAGCTCCGTCATCGATCGAGAGGCGCGGCCAACCCCTTGGGCATAGAGCCCCTGGTCAAACTCGTTGCGCATCTCCCGCTTGTAGAGTTGCACCCAGGCCGGAACCATGGCGCGGAACGCCTGGTCGTTGAATTGCATGGGGTCGGTCGCAGTCGTCAAAACTAGGTTCTTTTCATACTGGTAGTAATAGGTGTGGCCGTTCTCAAACGAGGTCGGACTGCGGTCGAGGCGCAGCTTGCCGTTGATCGGGCTGATCACGGCCCAAATCGGCAGTCCGGTATCGTCCTGCTCGGGATCGAGTAGCAGCAGCTGATTGTAGCCCTCGGTATATTCCCAAATGTATTGATTGTTGACGCGATCGATCATCGGCCACAACAGGGTGATGAGGTCGGTCGCCAGGCTGTACTCGCGTATCCCGGTCAACAAAACGATGGTCGATTCCTTCTGCTCGGTCGGCAACGATTTGTGCGACGCGGTAAAGAGTTCTTCAATTCCCTCGTTAATCACCTGCACCGCGATGTCGATATTGTGCTGCAGCGCCGAGTTGGTCAGCGATGTCAGCAGGCCCGCATTGCCAGCGATGACATTGACCCGCTTCAAGGTCTCGTTCACGCCGTCAAGAAGGGTTTTGCTCACGGAGCTTGTCTCGTAATGTGTTCATGTTGTCGCGGCGATCCATCTTGATTCCGAGCCTTTTGCATTCCTTGCGTAGTTGCCCCATGGTCATTTCCGCGACCGGTGGCGGCTCGCGTTCGTCTTCCCAGCGCTGCGGCTGGATTACCGGCGGTGGCGCCTTGGGGATGATCTGATTGCGGTATTTCAGCTCGGATATGACCGGCTGCATCGAACCGAGCACACGATGCGACATGTCGCGGCCGGCAATGCCGCGCGCGCGCAAAATAGCCACCATGTTCGGCTGCGGGTTGCTGGTCAGGTCCGAGTGCGGCAGATCGGGCGGCAGATCAATGCCGTGCTGCTTGCCGAGATCGCGCAATTCGTCGCGCGTCATCTTCATCAGATTATCGCGGTCATCATCAACGCGTTGAAGAATAGCGCCCATAGTCACTCCCGATGGATGATTGGAGGGCGAGTTGCCCCGCCCTCCCTGCAGGTTTACGGGTTGATGAGGCCCGACGCACAGCGGATCGAAAAACCCCACTTCGAGTTCAAAACCGCACCCGCAAAGAATGTCTTGTAGGAGAGGGTAGCGATTTCGTTGAAGGGGTCGGCCGCTCCGCTGGAGCCCAACGGATGGTTGATGATCTCCCATCCGCCGGTGTTGTCGCCGGCCTTGTAGGTGCCGTCAGTGTGGCGCATGCCGAGGCCAACCGAGCCCAGAGCATCCTGCGCAATGACCGAGACCGAATAGACGTCGGCCACGCTGGTCGTGTTGCGCACCGTCGTGGACGAAGCGCCGGCACCGGCACTGATCGAGGCGTCTTCCGACTGGATAAAGCGCAGCCCGCGGCCGGCCAGCGAGTAAGTGCCGAACTCGCCGATGGCGATCGACACCTGCTGAGCGTACTTCTCCACCGAGGTGAAACCCGAAAGCGCCGCAACGTCTGCCGCCACGTCGGGGTGACAGAACGCCCAATACGACGGCAGGATCGGCACAGTGCCGATCTCCACCGCGCCGGGGCTCATGGCGGTAAACGTCCGCCCCGAGTTACGCGACAACTGGTTGATGGTGTAGTTGAGGTCGCCGGTCGCCACCTTGGCCACCACCGCAGCCAGCGAGGCCACGTTGTTGGCATAGGCTTGCGGCAGGCTTCCCTCCACCACGTTGCGCATGAGCTGGTTGAGCGAGCGGCCGGCCGATTCGCCGAGCGTGCCGATCAACTCATTCGTGGTGCCGTTGGGGTTGTAGAGATCGACTTCCTCGTTGACGATATAGAACTGGCCGTACTTGCTCAGTGTGGCCAGCACATCGGTGAACGTCGGCGTCACCGAGGAACGGCCGCCCATGAACCCGAGCGCGCCGGTGAGCTCGGACAGCGCCGAGGTCGAGGGCGCCAACTGCTCGATACGCCGCCACTTCACGGTGGACGTACCTTGCTGCCGGTTCAGCGTGCCAGGGACCGAGCCCGTGAAGTACGGGCAAACCTGCTGCGCCCTCCGCAGAAAGGTCTGCTGAAAGACAGCATTTATCGGTTTCGTTAGAATAGTTGCGTCGTCTGTGATTGTCAGGGCCATCGTCTTCTCCTATGGCCTGGCACACCACTAGACGCCGGGATCGAAGCCGTGGTTTTGAATCACATGCCTGCGATATTCGGCGTTGGACATGCCCCCCAGTTTGGGCGGCGGTTCCGTGGTCTGCTTGGTTGATGCGCCCCGTACCGCTTGCGCAACAGCCTCGCGATCGGCGGTGGCAGTCTCGTCCACCTGGAAGGGTTTGAAGTCTTCCATCATCTCCTTGCGCAAGGACTTCTCGAACCGTTCCCAGGTCCTCGGATCGTTGGCTTTGTTAAGAAAGGCTTGGCCTATAGCGGGCTTCTCGCGCGCTATCTGGTCGAGCCAGCCAACTGCCGCGCGACGCGGTATTTTCAGGTCGCCGGCGATATGGGAAACGGCCTCGTTCAAGTCCTCTTGAAAGAGCCGGTCTTCGAGCCGCTTGATCCGTTGCGGATCAATCTGCGGCTCTTGAGGTTGCTGTGTAGGCGGTGCGGGAGGTGGAGCTGCGGCCTGCTTGGCTTTCTGGTCCTCGTCCCATTGGGACAAGAGCGTATCGAGCGGGTCCGCTTCTACCCGTGCGCTGTCGTCTGCAGCAGTCGGCTTCGCCGCCGCCTTGGACTCGTCAACCACGGCCTGCTTGTCGTCAGTCACTGTTGGTCTCCTTCGGTGCTTCTCCGGTCAGCAGCGTCAGCCATGCGTCATGCTGATCGCGTCGACCGGAGTAGTAGGCATAGAGCCCGAAAGCCTTATGCGGCTCTTGGGCTTGAGAGGTTTTGAAGCGCGGCAACCGCGGGGCCTCCACCGCCGCCACCAGGTGGTGGAACGACGGGTGCTGGCGCAGATGGGCCAGCAGGTCCGCCAGCACGGGGTTCGTGGGGCGCATGCATCACCTTTTCCAGATCGGTCCAGCCGCCGTCGCGCAAGGTCTCGCGAATGGCGCCGGGGATATCAATGAGCGGCGGGTTTCCCATCTGGATGGACAGTTGCTCCATCTTCAACGCGACTTCCAGGGCCTGCAGCCGCATCTGCGCCCGCTGGGTCTTTTCCTGCGGGCCGCCGGAGCCGAACCACTCGAAATGCGCCGCCTCGGGCAGCATCGACTTGTCGAGTTCGACATAGCCGCCATAGGATTCGATGTAGAACGAGACGGTTTCGCGCGATCCCAGAGCGTCGAGGCCGAGCCGGTAGGCCATGCCCAGCCACTGTGTCAGCGGACCGTGGCCGATCTGGTTGACATAGTCGGTGGTACGAACAGCACCGCGCTGCAGCTCCGCATCCTTGGCGTAAGCCGTGGTATGCGAAACCGTCTGCGCTCCGACACGAGCGGGGAGGACGCCGGTCAGTTGCGCGTAGAGGTTTATAAACTGCAGCGCGGCATTGGCGAGCGCGCTAGGGTCGCCGCCAATCTTCTCGTACACGGTACAGGGGTCGGTCGTTTCCCACATGGCGCCTGGGTAAATCTCCGGGCCGCCCGATTGCGCGAAAGTCATGTCATTGCGGTCGTAGCCGACTGGTGGCGAGTTCTTGAGCATCGCCGCATCGAGAAAGCGGTTGGTGGCGTCCGTGGCGGTCATCTGCACGGTACGGCCCTTCATGAGCGGGCCGGTCGGATAGGCGTCATCGGCGCTCTCGTGCATGTACGGAAACAGCAGGTAGGACGAGAACGGATGCTTGCGGAAGCGGAAGCGGATCACTGCCTTGGTCGATGACGAGCCGGGATCAGAGCCGCCCATGGCCACGGTGATGATGGCGCCGGGGATGACCACGCTTTTTACCGTGCGGCGCGGGACGACGATATCGCCCTCCATCTCCAGGACTTCGACATAGCCGCGCTTGTCGGGAATGACCCGGCTCAGGTTCTTCGGCATCCAGCCGCCGTCGTCGTCGTCCGGGTCGGTGGAGCCCTTGTTCGCTGCCAGCGCCAGGTTCTCGTATTTGAGATAGTCACGGGCGATGTGGGCGGGTCCGAGAACGGTCGACGAGTGCAGGGTCGGCTTCGGTTCTTCCAGGTAAAGGTTCTTGATCGAGCAGGGAACGATGACCGGAATTTTCTGCTTTTCGGTGCGAACGCCGCGGGCCTCGAAAAGGTAGACGTTCTTGCGCTCCACCCGTGCGCGGCCGACGCCCATGCCGTATTTAAACGATTCGGCATTGATCACGTCGAAGCGCGAGGTGTGATCATACTGCCGGAAGCTGTTGAGCAGGAACGCCTCGACCAGCTTGTCGGCATTGTCCTGGTTGATGTGGTGCTCGATGTCGATGTCGAGGCCGGGGATTTTGATGTTTTTGGCCGCATCGAAGAACTTTTCGGAGGTCTCCGCGTGCGCCTTGAACCACGTTCCCGCATCCGCAAACATCATCCGCCGTGCGTCGGCAGTCAGCACCTCCAGCGCCTGCGCCTGTAGCGGCAATTCGGTTTCCGCCATCCATTTCTTCTTGGCATCGATCCGGCCATCGGGCAGCCGCTTGAAGGACACTTCCGGCTCCATGGAAATCTGTCGGTCGATCTCCTTCCATTGCCGTTCGCGTTCCTCGCGCTTGCCTTTGCGGCGCTCGTATTCGGAAACGACGTAATCGGCAATCCATTTCCAGTCGCGGTCGTCAAAGCGCCGCGCCTTCTTGACGTCACCACTCTGCCGATCGACCTCCTGGATGTTGTCACTCTTGGCCATCAGTGCATCCGGCTCTTGCGCGACAATTCCTTGCGCGCGATGGCAACCGCCGACTTTGCTCGCATGTCCTGCCGTGCTTCGTTGGAATGGCCGGGGTTATGCAGGGCGTCGCAGAGCAGGAGCCCGCACCATCCGATCCGGCTTTCGCAGTACCAGATCGTGGCAAACACCCCGAACGGGTATTCTTCCTCGGTCGCCGACATGCCGAACCGCGACAGGAACGGCAGGAAGCTCGACGGCACATAGCCGTCAGCGATAAAGACCTCTCTGTCGCCGACCATGGTTCGCAGCACCGGCTTGATCGGCCCAGCACTGAGCGCAGTATCGAACTCGTCTTTGGTCATATGCGGGCACTCGCGATCGGTTGCTGGGGTGCATGCGACCGGCGCACGACAAACGAATCCGGCGCAACGTCATAGCGTTTCATCATCACCGCGTAGAACGTGGCTTTGAGGATATCGTCGCGCATGGCGACGATCCTGCCGTCCTTACGGTGGTAGCTGCGCTTTTCCTCGAACCACAGCGGCAGATTGGAGAACACCTTGAACCGCCCGGTGCTCATGCGCTCGAGAATTTCGTCGACGATCGGCTCGACCGGCTGGCTGCCGCCAGTATCGGATTCGGCATAGCGCGCCTTTGGATACCGCGCCGACTTCGACAGCATGTTGACGCCGTGGTCGCGATAGTGCTGCGCCAGGGTCGGGCCGCCGGACTTCTCCCGGTTCATGCCGTCATGCGGCCACGACACCGGAATAAATCTGTTGCTCTTGTTCAGCCACGCCGCGTGATAGGGGGGGCTTTGGTTCCTGGCCCGATAACAGTCGATGACATAAATGCAGTCCTGGTCGCGGTCCCACGCGATCTCTACACCGGCTGCCGGGTGATCGATGCCGAAGTCGCAGCCCTTTATGCGCGCATAATGGCTTGGGACCTTGAACGGATCGATACGTATCTCGTCGTCGGAAACCGGAAATACCGCGCCCTCGCCCATCATTGGAATGCCCTTGGTGCGGGCGTCGCGCTCGTGGTCGCGATAGGAAGCCGACAGGCGATCGCGGTCTTCCCGGCTCAGGTGTGGAGCATCGTCCCAGGTCGCCGACTTTATGTAGATGCCGCTGCCGCCCCCGCCGCCGGTCATGAAGTGATCAACCAGTTCGGTCATCCCGTGTAGCGGCGTAAAAGTGACGAAAACAATGCCTTTAGAAGTGAGGATACGTGTCTGCGCCTCGGAGAAGATTTTGTAGTCTTCCGGTTCCTCGTCGAGCCAGACGACGTGCGGGGCCGTGCCCTGCCATTTCTGCCAGCCTTGCTCATAAGTTTTCAGCATACAGGTAGAGATGCCGCCCTGTTTGTGGCGCACCTGGAAGGTGTCGACGACGTTCTTGACGCCGGCCTGACGAGTGGTCGGTTTGCCGTGAATGAGCCGCCGCGGCACCGCGCCGCTGCCCAGTTCCTCGCCGAGGCCACCGAGCAGTTCCGCCTGCACGATGTCGCGCGAGGTCTCGTTGGTCGGCGATCCGGTCCAGATCAGGGTTGGCTTCTCGAACTTGCGGCCTTCCCACCACGATGGATATTCGCCGGTCAGATGGTAGGAAACTTCGCAGGCGGCGCAGATCGTTTTGCCGACCCGGTTGGCCGCCATCAGCATGCGCTCGGGATTGTCGACACCCGCTACGTGAAACTCGGCTTGCCAGCCATAGGGCTTGTATTTGACGATCTTGTTGCCGGCGATGCCGCGGAGAAACTTGGCCCGGAGTTCGACAAGTTTGGCAGCTTCAGCGGGGGTATAACTGCGCTCGGCTGTGACTTCAGCCATTCTTCAAAGCCGCGGACGATATTGGTGCATGTATCGTCCTCCCACACGATGCGCTGGTAGCTGGGGCAGTCGGGAAACTGGTCGATCAGCCCGCGGTCGCGCATGTAGTCGCGGCTGTAGCAGCTTCCCAGTTCATCATTAGTTGGCCTCAGCACGATGACTGGAGCATCGAGCGCCATGGCAAAATGCGCTGGACCGTTGGAAATAAACATGTTGCAGAAGGCCGAGCGGTAGAGCGCGGCGCGGTGCTCAAGATCGACCGAGGCACCGGGATTGATGGGGAACGGATCGAGCTTTTCCTCGGCCTTCTCGGTGTCGCGCACGAACACGACATCGTAGCCGTGGACCATGATCTTGGTGGCTGCCTTCTTCCATTCCTCGACTTTGCTGTTGCGTGTCGGCCAGTGCGAGGCTTCGCGTAACGTGATGGTCACCAAGTTGTCGTTGCGTGGAAACTCGACATTGGGGCGTAGGCAACGGCCAGCGCCGGCCATGCCATCAACCAGGCGATCGAGGCCGTAATAGCGGGCATTCCGTCCGTCGATCGGGTAGTTCTTGCCCCACATGTCCGCTTCCGGCATGTGGTCGAGAACTTCCAGGTTCTGCACACTTGGCAGCATCCGGCACATCGGAATGCAAATGTTGTTGAGCCAATGCTGCTGCTTGACGACGGAGCGCGGTGCCACCGTCAGGTTTATGCTGTCGTGCTTCTCACGCATGCCCAGACGGCAGGATTCCATGTAGAGCAGGAACGCCAAGCAGTCGTACTGCGGCGGACCGATGGTGAGATCGTAGCAGGCGTTCATCGTGGTCATGGCTCGCCAAGCCAGTCTCGCGTGCGCCCCGACAGCGATCTAACGCGGTCCTCGAAAGCGAGTTCAATGGCGCGTTGCCAGTGTTCGTCGCGGTCGTTGACCTCGGTGGTGAAGCGGGTCCGCCGCCAAGGCGGCTCGCCGTTGTGCGGGCCGTTGTCGAGCGGCATGCCGGCAAGCACGATTTCGTCGTAGCCCAACGCCAGCGCGGTCAGGATCGCACCGAGGCCCGAAGTGCCACCACCGTGCCAGGACCAGATGAAATCAGTTCCCGCGGTGCGCGAATGACTGACAAGCGGCGGCCCGAACTCGTGGGCATATTCGTCCCGGCGCGCGCGGATGTGCCGCCGTATCACCCAGGCAACATTGGAGTAGCAGTGCTCCACGCGCCCCGGAAAAGTTTCCACCAGGCGATTAACGGTAAAGAAGTCCCAACCGCGCTTTGCTATTCCGTTGTCAGAGCGGCAGCCGAACCGTTCCAGATCGTCCCAGATGCACGCGGCATCGCCGCAGACAACGACACCACCGCGATAGGTGCCGGCGATCTTGGGAAAGTCGTCGGTCGAGGTGCCGTAATGCGCCAGAAACTCCTTAAGCGCCATACCGGAACTGGCCGATGTGCCCGAGGCGCACGAAGGGGTCCATGATGATCTTGAACCCGGCGGCACGCGCCTTGCGGCAGAAGTGGTAATCCTCGCTCTCGAAGCCGTCGTTGTGGATCGGCGTCATGTAGAAGGCGGAAACGCGGCCGTTCGGCCCCTCATAGGTCGGCGCCGTCATCGCCAGCGTGAGGAGAACCTCGCGGCGAATGAGCATGAAGCCGGTTCCGGCATAGTCCACCTCAATCGGCTCCTTGAACTGCTCGAGGTCCTTGACCAACGCGCCGTCCTTCCAGGCGGCAAACCACTGCTTGTCGGGCTTCTTCATCGCGTACACGCCCACGGCGATGTCGGTTTCCAAATTCCAGACCTTGGCCACATCCTCGGGCGTGAACTCGATATCGGCGTCTATCCACATCATGTGGCTGTGGTCGGTGGTCAGGAACAAAGCCGTCATCTCGTTACGCGCGCGGGTGACCAAACTTTCGTTGGTGCCAAAGAGGAAGTCGTGCGCTATTCCGGCCTTGGTCAGTTCCTCCTTGAGGTTCATCGCCGAGCGGCAGTATGACTCGGTCACCATGCCGCCGTAGCAGGGGGTGCAGAACAGGATCGACAGATCAGTCATTGCAGCGCGTATACCCGATAGGTCGAGATCGCGTTAATCGTGAAAATCTCAATGAGAAACTTTTGCCCGTTGGTGGTGGTGAGGGCGTCACCGGGCGACGCTTTGGTAGTAAAGCCGGTAAAGGTGATCACTCCTGCTGATGCGTTGTTGGTCACCAGCACGCGTAGGTAGCCATCCATTGTCGGAGCGGGGAAGGTGTGTGCCCCGCCATTGGTGTAGTACCACTGCCGCGCAGCCGGCTTGAACGTGTTGGAAAAATCAAGCGCCGTGATCGTCCCGGACGAAACCGTACCTAAACCAAGAGAGCTGAATGCCCTGAATTGATTATAGCCCGATGTGTCATCGACATACCCTGGCAGACTGCCAGGAAGATAGTTGATCCCCGAACCGAAGGTCGGCGTGATTTGTCCGTTATACTCAGCGTGAAACCGTACTCCAGTCGCGCCAGTTCCGGTAAAGGTGATATTCTCCACATCAACGCCGGCTCCCTCGCAGACTACAAAAGCATCTGAGAAGTTTGGTGTGCCGACAAGGTTAATGGTGCTGAGCGCCGAACCACCGACAACGGCCCCTGTACCAAAGGCGGCAAGATGTGCGATCGCACCCCCGGAAATAATGTTGGTGCCGTTCGATGACCATCCGACAGATGCGCCCGTACCAACCGCCACACCATGATAGCCTCCGGTGCAATCACCGAATTCGCAGGACATATAGTCGAAAAACCCGCCGCCAAGAGCAAAGAGCGCACTCCCGGCTGGGCAAACAAACTTGAGACCGCGAAGTAGGCCCCCGGCTAAATAACCGGAGGCCAAGAAACACCACGCTGCGGAACTGACCGTCACGTTAGACGGTGTTACCGTATCGCCTATGATCGTCACAAACCCATTGCCGACGAAGGGAGTAAAAAAGCTAACATCTTCCGAATAGGTCCCCTCTGCTACCTGAATCGTTACATTGTGATTGTTCAAATCAAGAGCATAGGCAACATTTACCGCATTCTGGATGGTCCGGAACGCGCCGCCGGCGGTGTTGGTTAAGCCGTTGTTGCTATCGTTGCCGTCGGTGCGGACATAAAAGGTAGCGTCCGCAGTCAAAATCTCTCTGAGTCCCTGACGAACAGGAGTGGAGAAGACCTGGGCCAGCCCTTTCAGATCAATCGGCGATCCGCCACTGGTCGAGTCCAGCACAGTCCTCGTGATCAGCTCGGAACTGCCGCCATTGCTGCGGTAGGTATAATAACCGACCTCGCGCGTGGTCGGCTCGTTGTTGGTTTCTTCCTCGATAGCGAGATAGAGCACATCGCCATCTATGGCGCCAGCGTCGGCAAAGGTGTTGAACCCCTCGACTCCCGGCCCGAGCGCAATCGTGCTGCCGGTGCCAACGGTTGGCGTTGCCATCCGCGCCATGTTGAGAAACCGCGGCATCCTTAGTCGTACCCGCGATTGCCGGTCTTGGTGGTGAAAGTGGGCTCGGTGCCGCTGATATTCTTCACACCGTCAGTGGAAATGGTTACCTTCACTTTCACGTCCATCGGCCTCACATCCCAGGTTTTTTCCGTGAAGTCGTAATCCTGCTGCCCCATGAGGATGGCGTCGGTCGGCTTCTGCAGGAGTGTCGTGTCGGTGATTTCGTGATGCAGATGCGGAGCGCCAAGCTCCTGGCCGAAACAGAAGTAGCCGAACATGCCGAGCACGGCATCGGTCGGCACGCGGAACAGAAGGTAAGTCAGGTTGCCGGTACGGCCGCCCCATTCCCAACCCGGCTCGGGCACGAAAG